CTTTTCAATCCCAGGCAATTGAGCACCACCCCCACCGGCGGCCACAAGGCCAGTCAGTTTGTTGTAATCAATTTGGCCCGTAGCTGGGTCTACTGATTTGGCATACGCATCAGCTAAAACATTTTGCGTGGCCTCTGTACGCTGGGCAGAACCAAGTTGATACTTTGCCAAAGCGTTTTGATTTTGATAATTCTGAAGCTGCGCGATTTGACCATATTGGGCTATAGGGTCAGGCAATTCAATGCCTCTATAACTTAGTGCGATGTTTGGATCGATTGCCATGTTATTCCTTAACCAAATCCGTATGTTGACGCAAGTTATGCGCTAATTGAACTATTTCTGTCTTTTAACGCGTCCAAAAGACTATTGCCTTGCGTGTATTTTAAGTATTGACTTACTCCACTACCGAGCGCATTTGCCACACCCATATTGCCAGCAGCTTGTGCAGCTGCGCCGCCGGTTATTAAATTGCCTGCATTGGTTGCATAGTTTGCGCCTGCATTTGCAGAAAGGGTATTTGCATTTTGACCATAACCAGCAAGTGTCATGTAAGGCGAAAGCGTAGCTTGCCGTTCAGTTTGGTATCGGTTAAACGCATTTTGATATTCTTGCGAACTCATGTCTTGGCCAAACGCTGTGGCGGCTTTCAAAGCATTTCCCGAAATTAAACCACCTCGGGCAGCAGCGCTTGCGTCCAGTGATTTCTGGCCTTGTTTTAAACGAAAAGCATAGCCTGGGTCTTGTGTAAATTGGTCCATACCAAATTTTTGGTAGTCGGCCAATCCTTCAAGTTTAGTCAACGCTCGACCACCAGCTTCACGCCAAGGACGTTGCTGTTCGTTGGTTATGTCAAACTGTTCTTTTTGAAGATCAGCCGCACGCCTTGCTGCTGCTGATTGCGCGTCAGCTCCACTTTTAGCGCTTGCTGCGCCTAAAACGGCACTACCTATTGTAAAACCGGTTGCTGGATCAGGCATGATTAATCTCCCAATTTTCAAAAGTTTCAAAAGCGTAGAACTCGCGGATTTCGCGGGACACTTTACGCATGTGGTCAAACCCGCCAATCAAAAATGCGGTGGCAATGTGAATTTCAATTCCCAAATTGCGGATGTGAAACGCAAGATTTCTCAAGTGCTTTTTGTCGCTTTTGCACATTTCATTGGCGTCATGAAATCCGTTTATGGACGCCATGATCAACGGTTGGTAATAGGTGTAGTTTGCCACAAACCAAGGGTTTGCGGGAAGCACAAACATCAACGAGGTAAACACGCGATTAACGTGGGCGTCCCCAATGGGCACATCTTTGTCAATCAGATCATCCCAAAGTTCCACGGCGTCAAAAAAGCAATTCAAAAAGTCAATGGCTTTCTGATCCCCCAAGCACCAGTTGCGCTTGTTGGTTTGATTTTGTTCTTGCCACTCGGGCGTCATTGTTGGCATAGTTAAGCAGCTAAGTTAGCCATTGCTTTCCATGTGCCTGGCGTTCCAGCCGTGACACACATCCATCCTGGCGTCCCGCCAGCCGAAGGTGTGACGTTCCACACAATCGATCCCCGTGTCCATGTGCCGGTGGTGGGCGCAGCAGTGTCGTATGCTTCTGTCGTTTTATACGCAGTCGGATACCGTCTTGCAATTGTTCCGTCTGAGTAAAACAATGCCCAATCGCCGCCTAAGTCATATCGAACACCAGCGTTGTACTCTAATGTTGAGCCAACATACCATTGAGCTAACGAGTTGTTACCCGCAGCGCGGGTGATGTTTAGTAAACCATCTGTCCCATTAGTTACAGTTAAATTGTTAACTGTCCATTTGCTGGCCCGTAAATCGTAAACTTTTCCTGTTCCGGTAAACGTAAACGGAATGTTACTGCCTTCGGTATAGTTCATGCAAACATAGCTACCATTTGCATTTGTTTTGATGGTAGAACTTGACGCGCCTACGGGATAATTTGTTCCAGAAATAATGGTTACAGTTCCGTTGACAGAAGTAAAATCCATTAACGCTGTAGTAGATGCGGTGTTTAACGCAGGGGAACCTGAAAAGTTAAAAGCGCAAGTCCCAGCAGTACCCGCAGCATTGACAATTGAATTAGTGGAGTTTTCAAACCACACGCTAGTCATACTTTGTAGTTGAGCAGTTGCCGCGCTGACCAAAAGCAAGTCTACAGCGTTTCCTGAAAAGATACCGCCAAACCAATTAGATTGACTAAAACTGTTAATGTTCAAGCCACACGTTGTGTTTCCAGAAACGCTGCAGTCGTAAAAATTATTGTCTTGCGCGTAGTTGTCTACGCCAATGATGTTTCCATTTAAATACATGTTGTAAAAAGCAGAATCTGCAACACTACCCGCGCCATTAGCATTTTTACTAAGGCTTAACGCAATACCAGGCGCTTGAGTGCAACTTGAAATTACAACATCACGGATTTGAACAAATTGGTCGTGCGTAGTAGTAATGCCCAATCGGATACCGTAAGCAGCTTTACTGTTGCCGTTTAACAAAAACCCTTCAATGTGCGAATGAAGGGAGTCGCGGCCATCAAACATGGCAATACCTAAAGTACCACAAATAATTTCAACTGCGGTGTTTACGCTATCAAGGCCAGCACGATCCCCATACAATTTGAGGGCGTTTTTACCAGACCATGTGATTGCAGATGTAATCAGATATTTGCCAATTGGAAAGTAAATGCAGCCGCCTGTTGCTGGCGCTGTATTAACCGCCGCTTGGATAGCCGCAGTATCGTCTGTTGTTCCATCACCAGTAGCCCCGAAATCTTTGACGCTAATTGTTTCTTGCAATTTTTGATGCACTGTGCGTCCAACAGCGCCGGACAAATTGCCTGATGAGTTGGATTGACGAAAGCCCACTAACGCATCGCCCTTAGTAGGGTCTGTGTTATTGGCTAACAAATCAATCAAATATTGACCGTTGGTAATGTTGTCAACTGTCCAAATCAACGTGTCGGTTGCCGTTCTAAGGACAAATTTGTACGCCGCAGAACTAAACCAAATGCTGGCTTCACCGCGAGTGTCCAAAATAATTGGATTAGTGTTAACTGTTACACCGGCTGAATCAACATAAGTTGCCAAAGGCGTAGTTGTGCCTGCCGCATAGGTGTATACCTTGCCTCCCACCAAAGGGTTGCCATCGGTGCCAAAAAACTGAAGTTTTGGTGGGGGTGAAAGAGAAACAGATGGCATTTAAATATCTCCGATTAGGTCACTTCGCGACCAGAAACACGAATGTTGATTGCGCTGGCAGTGCCTGCAATTGTACTAATGAAATCACTGACGCCAAGTACTTGCCCCACAAGTTCGGGAAACGTGTAAACCTCCGCTGCTTGGAGCGTTTTGGTTTTGGTAATCAAATTATTGTTGCCAGCCGAACCCGCTGATGTGACCAAGTTTACGCTAATTGTAGCCGCCGTGGCGCTGATGTTGGTGGCTGTAAACTTGTCAATGATGGCATTTACGCCAGTCGCTGTGTACTGAGTTGTTTGTGTGGCTTCTGCGTATTTGGCAGGTACGAGGACTTTGACGGTGACTGTCATGGTATTCCTTAAACTATGCTGGTAATGATACCGTTTACAACCGTAACCGTTTTAGCCGGTGTATTTGCAGTTATAAACGTTCCCGATGCGCCGGTAACACTAGCCGCAGCAATCGTAATCGAACCCGCACCGTTAGTGATTGTAACGTTGGCTCCTGCGGTTAAAGTGGCTTTAGTAAGCGTGTTGCCTGTGCTGTTGCCAATTAACAATTGGCCATCGGTAAAACTTGTTTGTCCTGTGCCGCCGAATGCCACAGCAAGCGGAGAGTTTAGAAACGCCATCGTGCCTAATTCTGTTCGTGGCGCAGTTTCTACTTCTTGTCTTAACGCCATCAATTCAGCGCCCAAATCAACTGGTGCGGGTTGAGTGTCAACGTTTTGCGCCAGTGCTTGCAAAGCTGCATCGTAAGATGCAATTAAAGATTCAGCACTTGGATTAAGATCGCCACCGTATACCAAACTGGCTGCGTTAAACATTGACAAGAAAAACATGTACCAAGCACGGTCAATTAAGCCCGTGCGCGGGTCAATCAACGGCACCCGAGGGGGTGTGACGGGCGTTGGTGTAGCGCTAGGACTAGGCATTGGTTGGACTCACATCAAGTTCAGCGCCCATAATGGCAATCTTTACTGGGTCCGTGCCCGACACTTCATAAACACGGTCGCGCAGCTTAACAGTCATGCCTAAACGCCGCCAGATGGTGCGGTAATAGTACTGGCCAATAGCGCCCATGTATTTCCAATGTTCATTGGACCATGTGTGGCCACCATCGTCTGACCACCGCAACATGACTCTGGGCTGGGGGTTTATTTGATAAATTGCATCATCAATCAAAAACTGAGTATTTTCAGTAGTAATACCTTCAGTGTTTTGAGTGACAATGTAAGTGCTTCCCCCATCCACAGGGTCCATGTATAGCCCCGTTTCTGCGTCTAATTGCAGGCTGTGCTGGGCGGTACGTTTAAGGGTGTTTGTTCCAGTGGGCAACGCACGCCAAGAACGTAGCCATTTTTGAACGCTGCCGTTGTCCGAGTAATAGTTTAAATCAAACGCATAAATGTTGCCGTTTTGAAAGTCGCCTACAACAATTTTGTTGTTGAATGCCATTTGGCAATTAGAACGATGGCGAGTAAATTGGCCTTCTGAAAAACCAGCGCGTTCATGCCATGCTTGTGTTGCCGCATCGTAGACCCAAGTGGTGTTGGCAGACGGAAAGATCAGCACATAAAAACTGTGGCCGTCTTGCTGGTACGTATAGCCAATCGCGTCCGACATGTCAGCATACTGTTGAATTTGCCATTCAACTGCATGAGTAGAAATACGTACACCAGTATAGCCATTGGCACGGTAAACAATACCTTGGCCACGGCGGTCACGGCCAAGCCAAAACAGACCGTTGTCCATTTTGGCCACTGAATAAGGCGCTGCCAAACCAAGTTCGTTAAACGCGCCTTGGATGCGCTGTAAAGGGAAACCTGTGCCGCCAGCGTCATACCAAACTTCAATTGAGTTTGTGCCAAAGGCCCAGACTTCGCGAAAGTTGGACGCCACGGCAGTTAAACCGTCAGGCGAACCTTCAGCACTGGCAAAATTAAGTGGATCGATGGCTGTGCCATCCAGCAATTCGGTTACCCACATTAACTGGCTGTTGGCTGGTTGAACACAAAGTAGCCGTCCAAATAGCACACAGTTACAGCGCCAGGAAAATCTGGATCGCTAACGGCGCTAAACACGCCCGTAGCGTTGTTGTAAATAAAACTTGGGCCATTGCAAGCAATAAACAATTGCGTGCCGTTATCGGCCATGCTTACTGGACCCGAGCCACTGACAACACCAACCAAAGTGCCCGTATAGCTATTGTTAATTTTGTAAAGTTGATCGCCCGATACCACAAATCCAATACCATCATTAGATGAAAACGCCCATAGCCCACGAACCGGGCCAAAGCCAACCGTTGACAAAAGCGTCATGCCTGGGCAACGTTGCAAGAATGCAGGCTCTTTACCGCCTTCGGGGATGACTTCTGGAAATAGATTGACCATACGGGCATCCGCAGCATTGACGCTGCGGGCCACGTAAGTCGA